ATCCATCGGCAGCCCATCCACTTAGAACTTCATGCTCCTTGATCTGCGGATACACATATAGAAACGGAAAGCAGCACTCGAAGTGTGTTTTCTTTTCACAGTACACCTCTTTAGCCAAACGAATGAAGTCGCGCTCTACGTCATCAGTTGGAACTACAACAACGCGATAGTCCCATCCCATAGTCTTTGCGATATCGACTGCTTTCTGCGAATCATACGAAGGTTGACCATCGAGATGAAACGTATAAGCAGTTATCTTCTTTCCTAGTCTGTGCGCAGCAAAAGCAACAGATACACTATCTACACCACCAGATAATAGAACAGCTACGTTATTTTCACCAGACATAGCTTCCACTTCTCTAACTAAGATACTATCAATCATGAAAAGAAATCCTCTAGTGTGCTTTGCTTTTCTTCGTGCCAGTTAATCACCTCAAGTATCGCACGAAGGGGTGACATGAATGCTTTATCGAACTGTGTGTCGTAGTCGATATAATCGTCGAGATTGAACTCGGAAGGAAGATTTGAGAAAGCACAAATCACATTATCTCGCAGCGGATTAGGCATTTTGAGATAAGAGAATCGAATCTTTTCGCCATCCTTGATTAGCTCATATTTCTTCTGAAGTTTGAGCTGCTTGATCTTGTTATTATACGACAGAGCACCACGAACATGAATCGGTATGCCTTTCGTTTCTCGAGAATATTTAGTTAGATCTTGAACAGAACGAGGGAACGATACTTCTTCGAACGATAGCTTATAGAACTTCGCTTTGAACTCAGCGATGAACTTATGCAGTTCTTCTTCTGGTTGGTTCATGATGATGTTAAGCGCGTCTTTGATTGCTTCACGACACACGGCAGGAGTCGATGACTTGACAGCTTCGATACCCATGATTTTCAGTTTAGGTTTCGCATAGCGAACGCCTTCAGAGTCATGAACATTGAGAATGTATCGTTTCTTCGCAGTCCAGATACCACGATCAGCGATAACTTCTCGCTTCATGTTCATCTTTTGCTGGAAGGCGGACATACGGTCAGCAAGATCCTGATAAATCTCTGCAATGATTGGTTCGATTTTATCGCTAGCCACTTTATCCAGAAAGTTAACGATCTTTTCTTTAAGTTCCGGAGTAATTCCCTCTGTTTCAATTCTTTGTCCAAAGACCATATGAACAAGTCTGTCAAAACTGATATACAGCGAATCTGTATCCGATGCAATAACATAATCGTAATCTCCTGTTTTCAATAGCTTATTGAGATACTTATTCATTTCAGATTCAGCCCAACGAATGGAGAGCTGACCGCCGAGAGTAATAGCTGTAGCCTGTTCGATGTCAAAGAAACGGAAGTGAGGATTACCGATAGCGCCGTAAGCTGAGTTCAACTGAACCTTCTTAGCAAGCTGCATGTTCTTATATCGCGAGATATCCTTGGATGCTTGCTTAGACTTAGTTGCTTCATAATCTTTCTGCGCCGCGATCATCTTCTCTTTGTAGACGACACGATCGTTATACATACGTTCCATGATCTCAGGCAAGAAGCCTTGCTTGTCTTTCTTGAAGAAACATCCATTCGCAGCTAGACCATATCCATCTGGCACGTCTGGAGTATATCCTTCCAGAAGCTCGTCCACAGTCACGTCAGTCTTGATTGCGTATCCACGTTCGTTGCGATACAACGTTTCTGGACTGATATTATACTGCATGATAAGATGTGGATACAGAGAGTTCAAGTCGAACGACATGACCCAATCGTATCCGCCAGGCTTAGGTTCTTTGACATGTGCGCCAATATACGCTTCATCCTTAGAACCTCCACCAGAAAGCGGAACTGCGATTTTCTGCTTGTACAAGTGATTATGAATGATAACGTCCCACATACGAACTTGGGTGAACACATCCATCAGTGTCACCTTCGCGTCGTACGCGAGCGCGAGAGCCATATCAATCAGCTTCATCTTATCATCGAGCTTTTCTACAAGCTCAACGTCTCGAATGTTATAGTCGATGAATCGTTGGAAATCGTTGATATAGAACTCATGCAGCGTTTCGTATTCATCATACGATAGCTTACGCTCACCAAGCTCAACGAATCCGATATGGTCTAGCTTATAGTTTTCTTGCTGAGTGTATGTGAACTTCTGATACATCTCGAGATAGTCGAGTGTAGCCACGCCGCCGATGTTGAATACTGTTTCTTCTTTGAACTTCGTGCGGACACGTCGTTCCTTGATAATACGCCATGGACTGAAAGATTTGGCATGAGAATCGCCAAGGATATTACTCATACGACGCATGAGGTATGGGATATCGAAGAACGTCACGTTCCATCCAGTCACAATGTCTGGGTATCCATTACTCCACTCACTCAGGAACTTGGTAAGCAGTTCTTTTTCGTTGTTACACTGATAGTAATAGACGTCAGTGCGCGAGGGAACATAATCGAAATATCCCCACACGTAGAACATACCATTTTTCTTGAGAGCAATCGCAGTGATTTCCTGCGAAGCGACGTCCGCGCTCGGGAATCCATTCTCCGAGCTCACCTCGATATCAATGTACGCAACATTGATAAGTTCACGATCGTACGCAATTTCGTTTGGATATTCTTCATTCAGATATGCATACAAGAAACGAGGCATACCATAGACTTTGAAATTGCTATAGTCTTCGTACTTCTTGATGAACTCTTTTGCGTCACGAATCGACTCGAACGGTATAGAGTCGAGATTGTTGCCACGAATGTCCTTCCACTCAGCGTTCGGACGCTTGGATGGTAGATACATCGTTGGCGTATAGGGGATCTTATCTTCGAAAGGACGTCCGCGGTCGTAACCGCGGATTAGAATGTTGTTACCGTACTCGATAGCGTTTGTGTAAAATTTTGACATAGCTTATAGTACCATAAAACTATACAGCTGTCAAGATCCCTTTCTTAGGAAGCACAAGTCCAGAACCAAAGTTCTGATTGTATGTCTGCTCGATTTGATCATCTGGTTCATATGTGAAAAGAACATTGCGTGGATCCAGAATGATTTCCTTGGTCTTTGCCATAGGAATGAAATCAATCAGAGCCATCTGTGTCTTTCCAGTTGCTGTAGGCTGCAACAGAACAGCTGCAGGTTTCAGCACTCTAATCATATTACCAGCGACACCAACCTTTCCGATGATCTCGTCGCCATTCAGCAAACGAAGCATCATAATGGTTGTACCAACATCTTGACTAGCAGCATTCACAGGATTCACATTCATATTATTTCCTCACTTCGTTACGCCCGCCATCTTCTCCTGACCACGGGACCAAGCAGCAATACCAAGAACAGCACCCATTGCGAGATGGAACAGACCAGCGCCTTGCAGCGTGAGAGGATTCCATTGCGTGAGTGGCATCTTCACCATGACTTGTGCGACCGACCACATAATTGGGAAGACCGCCATGTCGAGTACGCAGATAACCATATAACACCAACCCATTGCTGGACGCCACTTCTTCGCCATCCAGTCTTCATTCTGCTTTGCGTTTTCCGCCTCCCACTTCTTCTTCTCTAGTTCGATAGCAGCAAGTTGTGCTGCTTCTGATAGTTGTGGAGCAGCAGAAGCTACTGGACCAGAAGAACGAGTAGTGGTCTCTATATATGTAGTCGGGATAGAAGCAGCTGCGCCTTTCGTAGCAGCAGGAATCTGATCCATAGCAGGTCTTGCGACGATTGGCTCGTCGTCTGTTGTAGTTCCGAATTTTGGCATCGTGATTTCCTTATGCGAATATTTCTAAAGCAGCCGCATAATGTTCTTCACGATCTTTCAATCCTATAGTTCCACCGTTGATTTTCTTGGTGACAGTAAGAACGTCACCCTTATCAGCCCACTGATTCAGTTCACGAGAATCCCAGAACCAACCAGCGGACCAAGCCGCACCCTCAGCTGTTTCGAGCCACTCAGTTGCTTCCGCGAGATCCATGTTCATGTCTGTCGCGAATGCTTGATAGTTGCTCTTTCCTGTCAGCTGAATAAGTCCACGCCCACAATAACGATAACCGTCTCCAGACTCTGGAGGACCGTTACCCATACGACTGGCGTAAACTAGATTTGCAATCTTCTCAGGCTGTTTAGCGTATTGATTGGGATCTTTACCACGGAAATACTTTGGGAAGATCTTTACTAGCGTCTCAGCTCTATAATTTAGATTTTCTTTACGAGCACGCAGTCCACCTGATTCGTGTCCTACCTGTGCAAGGAACATTGAGATACGATTCTTATTATTGATTTCGTAGAACTCCATCACTTCGTTGAGTGGTTCTACGAACTCCTGAACGATGTCTTCGCTCGTATCCTCGAAAAACTCATTCAGTTGGTCAAATGTAACAAGCGCCATTGGACCCTCCTTTCAGCTGTATTTAGCTGTAAGGGCGGTTCCCCATCTTTTCGCGCATGAGCTTCTTAGTTTCTGTGATGATGTTGCAGATAAACTTAAGCATTGGGCACCAGATGTGTTCTGTAAGCAATGTAAACGATTTCTTCGCGATACATACCAAGCTGCTCGAGCTCGTCGTCGCTCAGCTTCATAAGCTCGATGATTGTGTTATAGTAACGATATGTTTGTGTGAACCAGTCTAACATGTGTGTCTCCTTAAACAGAAAAAAGCTGGGCAGCGGGAACTGCCCAGCGCATAGCAAAAAACTCAATAGGATGATTAGTCCTTGATTTCGATCTTCTTAGGTTTCTTGTTCTCGGGAATCAAGTTCTCGAGCCAAACCTTAAGAATACCATTGACGAGCTCTGCGTTCTTGACTTCTACTGTATCGGAGAGCGTGAAGTGGCGCGTGAATGCGCGTTCAGCAATTCCCTTGTAGAAGTAGTACACGTTGGCGTTGTCAAGGTCGTCTGCTTCCTTCGTCTTTCCTGAGATGACGAGCTTTCCGTTCTCCAGAGTCAGCTCAATGTCAGTCTTAGAGAAGCCAGCAACCGCCATCTCGATAACGTATTTGTTATCGCTTACCTTCTTGATGTTGTATGGAGGATAGCCTGGGAGGCTCTTTCCGAGTCCATCAAGTTGAGATGAGAGGAGCTTGAATGTCTTGTCGAATCCTACAGAGAACGGATCGAACTGACCAAAGGGCGAAGGGACTTGTGCGTATTCATTCTTTGCCATAGTGTTACCTCCTGTTAGGCAAGGTTGAGTTTGTGACCTCGAAAGCGTCACATCAGTATATATAAACGGTGCAACTGAAAATGTCAAGGGTGTTGCACAAATAATATTGGAATCTGTATGCGAAGTAGATTCCTACAGCCAGCCCTATATTCAGCAGCTGGCTGCAGAAGTCGATTAGGAAAGAATCAGTCGACGGACCGCTTCTTCCCGATGTTGTACTTGGCTTCCAGCTTCCAATCATTCTTTTCCTTATGCGCCAGAATCTTGATTTGATTCAGCGGCGCGATAGGATCCTTGGTGCGATTATCATCTACAATATCAATCAAGTCCCACTCAGCCAAAAGATTGGCGATCGTATTGCGACGCGCCTTATCTTCGTCTGAGAAATTCGTAGGTTTGCCGTCGAGCGCAAACAGCTCTTTGAAATGTACGATATAGTAACGCCCTTGCTTGTGCAGAATGTGACAGGACTGAAACAGAACCTTGTCTCTGCGTGACGCTACACCAATTCTTGTGAGGGTTTCTCTGATCTTCAAAAAGTCTTCTGCAGATCGCAGCTTGACTTCCACCATTGAATCAACCGATGCATTCATACCTTTCCACCTTTGTCGAGTGCTACCTCGATCATGGTCAACTGTTCATCGGTTAAGACTCGCAAAGCCTGCTCCGCCTTAGCACGACCATAGCCGAAATACTCCATGATCATTTCGACGGTCGCGTCGGGGGCTTGCTTTTTCCATTTGGCATACCTCTTACGCTTCCGCAAGCTATTTAGTAAATACTCGTACTGCGGCTTATGCTCGAGATGCGGGCGCACATTCATCTCGTTGGCGTAGAGGATAGAATCTTGAAAATAAGACAGCGAACGATTAGTCAGATAGGGCTTGTAGCCTTTCTCTGCGAGCTCATCGTTCGCCGTCCCACGCATCAGATTCTTTTTGGTGTGGCTTACACTATCGACATAGACAAAAGGGTTACTCATCAAAGAATCTATCTAAAGTTGCTCCAACGCGACCGTTCTTTTCTTTATCGCGGCGCATCTTAGTCTGTGCATCTCTACACTCGACGCATATGCGTTCAGAAGGATCGAGCACGTTGTACGGTTTCATTTTGGTGTAATCGGGCGATCTCATATAGAAGCTAGTTAGCGATCTGTGATTATAACATTTTGGGCAAAACTTACTTCTAACTGTGGTCGTCCCGTATATAGTATTCGTTGTCAGTTGTTCAGGAGTCTTTCGCCATACAACTGGTATATTCGCTTCTCTTCTCATTATTTAATCCTCTTGATCTCGGGTCCGCAGAGGTAAATAATGGCTTCGTTGACTTCATCCAATGTGATGTCACCAAACCACTCAAATCCGCCTGCCCTCAAAAGTTTATCCCTGAAATAACGATGGAGCACCTTGTCCGATCCACGGGCGCGCTCTCCGATATTCCAGATAGCTCTAGTATATAATGGTTCAAATGTTTTGTCAAACTCTATTCTGCGTTTCTCAACGCCTGATAGAGATTCGGTTTCACCAATCTTCAGGCGGTTAGCCTGAAGATCAGTGTCGGTAGCAAGACAGTAGATATACATCTTACTGTTTCCGATAGGGCAGAAACTCGTAAGTGATTTCCATTGAGCAATATTTCAGCCAATCATTGATAGCCTTGATAGTGCTCGTCTTGAGCTTGGTGTCGCTGTAGTTCTTGAAGTGAAATACAATATGCGCCCTGTTGTAGTTCAGCGCATTTCCAACAGCCTTGCCTAGCGTCTCGTAGATCTTATCGCGAGTAACAACGGCCCAAGTGACTGCAACGCTCTCGTCGTTCTGTTCGAACTCCTCTTCAAGCTCCTGCTTGATGAGATTCATTTCACTGGCAGAATATTGTCTAAAGTTGAACTTGGAGCGAAGCTCTTCTTCTTTAAGATCATTCTTAGCTTCCATGATCAGCTTACCAATCGTGGAGCTCTTCATCTGCACAGAAGCAGAAATGGCAGATTGATAGTCAGCCGTATCCACATTGATACCACTGATGATATCTTTACGAATCATATCGCGCACATCAGACTTGGTCGTCTTGTTATGTACAACTTCTATACGATTCATCACAAGCGCAATTTGAACCAGCACTCGTTCACGATCATTAGCATCTTCGGGAAGACGATTTTCGGGGATAACAACGATCTTGGCGTCAGTCAGTCCCTTGACCAGCTTCTTCTCAAAGGCTTCAACATAAGCGGCGCATGTGTGATTACCGTTAATGAGCCGAAGCGAGCCATCGACGCGACGCTCAACAAGAATCGGATCAGCGAAATCCATGTGACCAAAATATCGAATACGATCGATGATTTCAGCCAATACATCAACATTGATTTTGTTTGATCGAACTTGAAGAACGGAAGTTTCGTCTGTATACCATTTAAGGACCTGCTTAAAAGCAGCCTTAGAAATGGCGAACTTGCCATCTTTATAATCTGCGACGATAGATTCAGCCACGCGCAGGTGTTCATTATGCGTCATACCCATTTGCTTTCTCCTCTAAAGGAGCCCGATCTGTCACAGCGACTATTCGGCTACATCCTTTTTCTAAGTGAGCAAATCACTCACTATCTTTATAGTACCACGATGGCACCAGATTGTCAAGGGTTCATTTGAACTCACAGTCGATCATAATCTGCGTCATGCAGGCCGCCAAGTTGATTTCTTGGTCAACAACGAACGCAGCCTTGTATTGATAGTCAGCCAAAGCAAGAACCAATGGCGGAATAGACTCTGGCTTCATAATTCCGCTTGCTGCGTCATACAGCTTGCGAAACAGTACATTGACATCCATGCTGGAGTTCTGACCGACCCACTTACGCATGGCTTCGAACTCTTTACCTTTTAGATACTTTACCAGCTCCTTGATCTCCACGTTGTC